TGTTGTTATAGTTACACCTGTAATGTCTCCTTCTCCAATAAAATCAACCCAACTTGAGCCGTCATAAAATTGTAGAGTGTTTGTATCTTTTAAGAAACAAAACATACCTTCTGCGTCATTAGTTCCTAAAGCAGTATCTCTAGCTGAAGAATCTGCATAAACTTGTACAACTTGGTCTTGAATAAAAGTCTGAAACTCAGTAGCACTTATTAAATCTCCTGTGCTATAACTTTTCCAACCTGCTCCTGCCATATTAAATTACCTTCCTAACTATAAACAAATCTAGTTCCTTCTCCTAGTTTAGCTTGTCCTAATATCCAAGCTGAACTTCCTGCAGGACTTAGTGTAGCCGTCCAACTCCAAGTTTGACTTGAAGCATTAACAGTATGACTTATGGATTCTATCCATAGCTCATCTGTGAAGCTACTGCCGTCCACATTGACTATCTTAACAGATATTCTGTCTCCGAACTCTCGTCCTAAAACTTGTTCCCAAAGAGATGTATTTTCTCTCGGATTGCAAGTCAATTCGTCAATCCTTACAATAGGTAGAGATGTTTCTGCTATCTTCTGTTCAATTATAGACAAAACATCTGAGTCCGAAACATTTATAGTAGTTTTGTTGTTTTCTTTTGCTCTGTATTTTAAAACAGAGTTAGTATCAGCTTTGTACTGAATTGAGCCACCACTTCTTTGCCACTCATAAACATTAATTATCTCGTTGTCATCAAAGGAAGTAGATACATTTGTATAAGGTAAATTGCTACCGTCATTACTAAATATACCTTGAACATTTATAGCTTTGGTATTAGATAATTTATAATCTCTGTTTCTAAATGTTGCTTTACCGTCTTTAGCCATAAAGAATTGTCCATTTTCAGCAGTTTCACACTCTCTTAAACCTGTAAGAACATTAGTAGTAATAGCTTGTGATATTACATTTTTTGTTCCTGTAAGTACATCTCTACGATTACTAGGAAATCCAATAGCATTTAATATTCTAGTTATTCTTGCAGAACTAAGTTCTTGTTCATCTGTGTAACTTAGTCTTGTTGATAAACCTAATTCAGAAAAACCTGCAAGTCCTAAACGCCAACCAACACCGTCCAACTGTGCTGATTGAAAAATTTTAAAAGCGTCTACACAAGTAAAAGTAACAATGGAGTCTGCACCTTCAGATATAAATTTAACAGGCACACTCTGTAAGAAACCTTCAAATATTCTGTAAGTAACAGAGTCATAAGTTGCAGACATTCTAACTCTCTTAAGTGGTTGTATCTTTGTAACTGCATTTGTTGAATCGTAATAAGGACTAGAAGTATTATTAGGATTAAACCTATTGTCAGCATTTGATACTGAAAAACTCATTGTACCTGCAACAAACTCTCCTAGTTCATTTGCTCTACCACGCCTTGTAGTAAAAGCTCTTAGAAAACTTGTTATATCTGTAAAAGATTGTGTTTCATCAAAAGGCTCTGAATCAAAGCCTACTTCAAGTGTTAGTGATACATTGGAATCAAAACTTGCACTCATTATACGACTACATTTATACCTTTACGCTGAGCTTGTCTAATAGCTTCAGCAACGGCTAATTGTACATCTTCTGAGCTTCCAAGTAGATTACCTGTATTAACTGTAATTACCGTTCCACCTGCATTTGTGCCTACACGACCACCTGATGATTCTCCAAACCTATCTAATATTCCCTGCCCTGCTTCTCCAAGAGTTCCAAACTTCTGTGTTGTTGAAGGTGTTGTTGGTGTAAAATCATCTTCTGCTACTGCTTCTAATCCGTCTATAACTTCGTTTATATTTGTATCAGGCATAGATTCGTTTCCAATAGTTCTACCTGATAAGTTCATAAGTGCGTTAAATTGATTCATCAATGTATCAAGGTCTCCACCAATCAACCTAACTATTTCATTAATACCGTCTTTAAATTTATTTGCTGACCTTAAATCTTCTAATGCAGAGTCTAACTCTGCTTTTGCTAAAGCCATTTCCAAAATATTACTTGTGGAATCAGCAGTTGCTTCAGCTAAATCTTCTTGTGCTTTTTGATAGTTTTGTTGAGCTTCTTGTAGTCTCTCAGTTTGTGTAATGACATCTGCTTCTGCTCGTTCTATATTTCTAAGTGCTTCTTCTTCTTCTCTTGATATTGCAATAGATTGTTCTTCAAGTTCTATCAATCTCTCTCTTGCTACTGCTAGTTGAAGTTTTTGTATTTCAGATTTATCTTCTGCTTCTTCTAGTTTTCGTATTTCTTCTCTTTGTCTTGCAATAGCTAAGGCTTCTTCATTAGTAACTTTTGCACCAAGACCTGATACTCTCTCAAATTCTTCTTTTGCTTTGTTTACCTTTTCGTTAGCTTTTTCTAAGTTTTTATTAGCTTTGTTAAGTTTTGTGAGTGCCTTAGCTTCTTTATCAACTAGGTCTAATCTATCTTGTTCTATGTCTCTTAGGTTTTGGTAAGCGTCATTAAGTTTTCTTAAAGAATCTAAACCTGCCGTTGCTCTATCTCTTGATAGTTTCTTTTCTGCTTCTATTTCTTCTTCTGTTAGTTCAATAGATTCTTGTTTTGTGTCGTTAAAACTACTTGTCTCTCTATCTAATTCGTGAGTATTGTTTATTAAATCTTTTTGTACTAATTCTTGGAATCTCATAGCTTCTGCCATTTCTTTATGAGCTTTTATCATTCCTTGATGTGTGGCTTCTGCTTCATCAACTGTACTTGCATATTTATCATAAACTCTGCCTGAATCTTCAATAAGGAAACCATTTTCTCTTGCAATCTTTGTACCTTCTTCAATCTTTTTATTAAGGTCAGATTGTGGGTCAAGAACACTAATTATTCCTGAAGCTAACTTATCAAAAAATCCAATAGTAGATTCAAGAGCAGGAGCTAATTTATCAACAATTAATAAACCAATCTCTGAAAACTTAGAGCCAAGAATATCTATTTGTCCTTGAAGGGATAGAACTTGTTTATCAGCAACTTCTTGAGTAGTACCACCTGCACCCATTAAAGCGTCTTGATATTCTCGTATTTGGTCTCCTGCACCTGACAATATCTTTACTGCGTCTGCAACACCACGATTGAGTCCTAATTGGTCTAATAAAACTGCTTTTTGTTGGTCGGATAGACCCTTCATACCACCGTCAAGTTCATCTATAACATCTGCTAAATTCTTTAAGTTGCCTTCATTATCAACAATATCAATATTGAACTTCTTAAATACTTCTGAGTTTTTACCTACTGCTCTTGTTGTATCTCTGAGTAACTGATTGAGTTTCTCTCCTGCTTCAGCACCTTTAACACCCCTGTCTGCAAAAGCTGATAGTACGGCAACACCTTCTTCGATTGATTTATTTGTAACTTTTAATGCTGAGCCTGACTTAGTTGTAAGTGCTTCTGCAAACTGTTGCACAGAAGCGTTTGCTAATGTATTAGCTTTTACCAAGACATCAGTAACTCTTGTAAGGTTTGTTAAGTTTTGTTCTGCGTCTTTGACCGTAAGACCTAATGCAGATTGAGAGTCAGTAGCCAAGTCAGTAGCAAGTGCCATATCGAACATACCTGCTTGAGCAAACTTGGTAACTTGTGGAAGTGCAGATATAGATTGTTCAGCGTCTAAACCTGCTGACGCTAGGAAGAAAAATGCTTCTGCTGATTCACTTGCTGATATACGAGATTCTATTGCAACTTGACGAGAAGCCCTTGCCATAGCCAACTGTTGTTCTTCAGTTGTCTGCATAATTGCAAGAGATTGGTTGAGTTTATCTTCAAAGTCAATAAATTGTCTTGTAGCGTCTGCCAATGCTTTGACAAGAACTGTACCAACTGCAACTGCACCTATCTTGGCAACAGTACCGAACTTACTTAACTTGCCACCTGACTCGTCAGTCTTTTTACCCAAAGTATTCATTTGGGCTTTAGCTTTGTTAAAACCTTCTAATACGAGTTTTATAAGTATATTTGAACTACCCATTATCTCATCTTCTTCTTCTTAGCTTCTGCTTCTGCCATAGCTCGTTGTTTATCTCTCTCTTGTTGTTCTACATAATAAAATGTAGCCCATTGTGAATACTCTAATGATGACATTTTAGTTCGCAGTTCGCCAACTGTCATTCTTAAATCACGAGCTAATCTAAATTGAAAAACTAAATCAGGATTCGCTTTTGAAATCTTCAGCTAACGCTGATTCAATCTCGCTTCCTACTCCGTTAAGAGTATTGAGTTCTGCAAAAATTAAGTCAATGACGGTTGCGTCTTTTTCATACAACTCATCTATTGCTTCATCTGATAGTTCAGGCTCGACAACACTTGCTTTTAACAATGCTTTTTGATAATCAAAAGCGTCTGTTGTTTCTCCATTTATTAATCTACCAAGTTCTATTTGCATTTTTTTAGATATGCCTTTGACTTTTATTGATACATTCCATTGTGGAATATCAATAGTTTTAGTCGGCACATCAGGTAATGACTTGATGTCATCTAAGTTTAAAATCTTAGCCATACGCCTAGCTCTCCTTTATCTTACTTAGTGTGTACCACGAGTTACTGCACCTGAAACTTGAAGGTCTGCTGAATATCCAACTGCGTCTCCGACAGGACTAGAAATAGCATAAGAAGTTAATATTGCTTCTCCTGTATATTTAATCTTGCCACTTGCAGTTCCTTCAGGGCTATATTCATAAGATAGAGTTGCTGATTGTCCAACAACTGCACCAAATATAGCGTCAGCAGTAGCGTCCCAAAGACCTGCCAATGAAATGGTAGCGTCCTTTAGACCTGCTATATAAGTTTTATTATCTGCACCTAGTGTTGTAGTTTCAGATACATCTGCTGTTTCAGGGAAGTCCACATTATTTACAAAAGATGAAATATCAGTCAATGACCCTGAAGCGTTATCAAGTTTAAAAACTGAATCTTTACCGTGTGTAAATGCCATAAATTTCTCCTTTAATTATTTCTTCCAAATCCAACTATAACATTGAAACTTGGGTTTGTTCCACTAACAGTATAAACAACTTTTAAGTAACGATTTACTGTTGTGCCACTTGCTACTTCTTTGACTTCTGCTCCTGCTGATGTCAAAGCAGTAAAAGTAACTAAGTCTGCATAACTTACATTGTCTGCTGAATGTGTAATCTTAGCATTCAATGTAGGTGTACTTGTTCCTGATACTGATGTAACAACTATAAAAGCACCACCACCATTTGCAGTAGAGCTTCCATTATCTCTAGCAGTTCCATTACCTGAAGCCGTTACTGTTGCGTTTTCAAGTACGCTTCCACTAAAGAAACCACTTGCTTGTAAGTCAAAGGTAACTGCTACCACATCTCCAACAGGACTTGAAATCCCATAGTTAGTTGTAACACCTTTGCCAAACATACAATCGTCTGTTGCGTCTATTCCGTCATAACCAATGACTGCCACTTTGTCATTAGCTCCAACCAAACCTTGAATTATATTATCTGCCGTTGAGTCAAAGAATCCACCAAAAGAAACACTTGCGTCCTTTTCTCCTGCAATATAGCTTTTGTTAGAGCTACCAAAAGTAGTAGTCTCTCCAACATCAGCAGTCCTTGAAGGCTCTGCACTATTTAGAAAAGCACTTAAATCGGTTGAGTCTATGATTACTTTTGTATCTTTACCGTGAATAAATGCCATTATCTACCACCTGTGCAACAACCGTTACCACAACAATCCATTATTTTTTTCCTCTTGTTCTTCTTCTTCTTCTTCTACCTGATGACCTTGAGCCACCATATCCATATCCTTTTGGCATATCACTCCTTATAATACACTTATCTTTTCATTTTCCAAGCCAAAGAGATTTCTGCTGAAACCCTGCGAGTGATTTTGCGTCTTGCTTTTCTCGTATTTTTTTCGGCTAATAGTAAGAATGGAACTAAGGGAGTTCCTCTCTCGTTGATTGATTGTACCACACCCCAAGTGTTCAAGTCTCTTTTTGTAGCCCAATCTTCTATTGGTTGGATTGGTGGATAATGTGGTTTTGTTCTCCAATTAGGATTACCCCAATTCTTCCTTCTCTTTGGTGGTGGTGGTTTGTAACCACTTGGTAATCTTCTAAATCTTCCGTGTACAAACTCTGAGTATGGAGCAGTAGCTTCAATCTGAATCTTCTTAGGCAATCTACCAACCATAGCAACTTGTTTGAAGTCAATAGAATTTGCTAAAGCACCTGTATCTTTTGGTGCAACCTTCTTAGCTTCTTTTGTAATTACTTCTGCGTGTTCGTTCATAAGATGACGCAAAGGAATTAAAGTAAAACCTGCATTAGTAAGTTTTCTTTTTATCTGAGTCATTCCTTCAAATTGGAAGTTTCTATTAGTTGCCATAAAGACATACTAACAAAGATTGTTTAGAACTTCTCCAAACAATCTTGGCAAACAACAAAAGTAAAGTCTAATGCTTCGAAGTTTGTTCTTAAAAGAACATCAGGGTGTGATGAGTTTTGACCTGTGTGCTTACCACATTCTGATTCTTCCCTAGTAGTAAATGTTCCACAAGGCATAACATAATCTGAATATTCTTCTTGGACACATACTGTAACAACTTCGTAGCCGTCTTCCCAAATAACATTACGACCTTGTGCTTTTGCTTTTTCTAAAGTTTTTATTAATTCATTCATACTTTAATAATACATAATCTTAGATTATATGCAACTATTCAATTAGAAATATGTAGAAAAAAGGTCAATGTTTATGGGCTTTTAAAAAAAATTTAAAAAAATTATAAAATATTACCACTCAAAGTGGTCTTTTTGTGTCCTTTAAGAAGTGTTTGTACATCAGGGTCAATCTTGGAAAATAACTCGCTGACTCCTGTATTGACATCTCCATAAGTGTTAAATGGAGTATCTTTTCTTTTAAAATATCTTAGTGCTTGTATCAATGTTGCAGTTTTTATATCTTCAGGAACTATTGAGTAACCCCACTTTGCAGTTACTTGAACATTGTTTTTTATTGTTGGGTCGAATCTCTCTGAGCTTCTAGTATCAAGAATTGTAATTTTATTGAATGGCTCATAGTAAGTTGTGCCACTATCTATTTTAATTATTCTAGGATTGCTTGGCTCAACGATAAAATCTGTATTAATTGTCAAAGTTGTTTCATAAGTACCGTCATCATTGTCATCAAGTTTTACAATCAAACCTGTTGTGGTGCTTATGTCAGGTACATCAATATAGATACTTGACTTTGGTGTAAATACTTTTGCGTTTGCAGAACTATCTTGGTTGAATCTTCTTCCTGTTACTGCGTCTATCAATCTACAAGCTGAGTTGATAGCAGTATTTATATTGAAATCTTGAGCAGTCCCCGATAGACCAATGTATGCTTTAAAATCGTCCTTATCAACATACTGTGCCATTTAAGACCTACTTAGATTTATTTTCTTTTGGTTGTTTTGCTTTTGCTTCTACGAACTTAAGAGCTTTGTATTCTGCGTCAGGCATTTCCCAACCTGCTCTTGCAACAAGTTTTCCCTTACGCCAACCTTTTGGCATACCTTCAGCAGACTCTTTACAAAGTCCTTCATCATTCATATAAATATCTTTTTTTAATTTCATAATTTCCTTTTTGCTAGATGTCCCACTCTCATAAGACGAATGGGACATCAAAGCCATTATTAACTATTAAAAGTTAGTAATAGTACAGAAAGCAGTTGGTCGATAGACAGGGAATCCTAATCTAACGGTTGCCTTCATAACCATAATATCTTTTACGAAGTTTTCGTCGTGTGAATCTGACATAGCCACTTCCATACCTTGTCTTGCAACGATATGACAAGCCTGTCCACCACCGAAAACACCTACGATTGGAGTTCCAGCAGGTCTAGTTGTATCTAAAACAACAGGGAGTCCCCACATTGTTTGTCCAACTGCACCACCGAACTGTCCTGCTCCCACAAATAGTGGGTTAAGGCTACCACTTGTAGTAACTGCATTTACTTCAGTTACAGTCTGATACCAATCAGAAGGGTGCATAATTATTGCGTCAGGACTTAAGAAGCTATCTTTTTGTATTTCTGTGATTGCTTCATAAATTTGTCCGACTCTCTTTAGGTTTCCTGAGAATGATGAGAAATCAAAAGTATTGATTCCTGATACATTTAAGATACCTGTTAAGTTTGCACCTGAGCCACTACCTGCAAGTATTTGGTCTCCAACTACAAGATTAACCATAGTTCTTAATCTTGAGTCAAGATAACCACTAACTGCTGATACATCAGCTAACAATTCTTCTGTAACAGGCAAGAATGAGCCAATCTTACGAATGTTCTCTGTCTTTTCTGTAAAAGCAAGTGCGTTTTCGCCTAAAGCGTTTCCTTCAGCAGTTGCAGAAGAGTTGTTAGTAAAGGTAGTTTCTTCAAGATACTTGTATTGGTAAGTATCTGTTGTGATTGTGTCGATTAAATCAATAACAGTTTGTGGGTTTCTCAATGCAGTAGGAACGATTAAATCGCTTCTTGTTACTGCAGGTGGATAACCTGTTTCTGTCAATGTTGTTTTTAATTCGACTTTTGGATTCCACTTAAGCTCTGAATTGATGTTCTTTTGCCCATTATCCATAAAACTTTTGTAAGCACTAGAGTCAATGAGTTGGTCTCCAAGAGTTTGAACACCTTGTTCTTCCTTCTCATTGTGTATAGGCATTGATTTTACTTCTTTACCTTTTTCTAATGCTTCTTCAAGTCTTGCTTCTTGGGTTTCGAGAGCATTTAATTCATTAACTTTTTCATTAAGTTTCTCAATTTCAACATTTCTATCTTCGATAGCTTGTTTTTTCTCAACAGAGATTTCTGAGCCTTCTTCGAAGGTGTCCTTCATCTCTTTGACTGCGTCAAACTGAGTTTGTCTTAATGCGTGGAGTTCCTGTGTGAGTTCGTTTAATTTACTCAACTTTATCTCCTTCATTAACTATGCCTTGACTTCTTGCCAAGACTTCTTGTGTATTTAGCCAAAGTGCGTCAATACTATCTTTAGGTTGCTCTGTTTCTTCTTCTCCCAATCCAAGTATGTTGTCTAAATCGTTATAGACTTCTTGGATTCGGTCTTGAATCTGCATAAGAGATTCTTGAGCAGACTTTGACAATTTTTTGCCTTTATCTAAGCGTAAAGAAGTAAGTTCTTTTGCTCTGTCTATGAAGTTGTTAATAGTGATAAGCACATTATCAGCTTCATCTGTGAATCTAAGACCTGATTCAACATCTTTTACATCTTTTTCTTTTTGTTCTTTGACTGCAACAGTATAAGTTGATTGATTTGCACCAACAAGAACAGGAGACACTTCAAATACAGTTGCAGATTTTATGTACCTTACTTCCTGTGATTGTCCGTCTTTTTGGAATTGTCCTTGTTCTGCGTCATCAACTTGGAATCCAAAAGACCATTGTTGTAAATCTCCCATAGCTTTGACAATTTCATAGGCTTCTTTACCACTATCAGACGACATAATAAACTCTCCTTTGAATGTTGCCTTGTCATCATCTTGAACAATGCGCCCTTTTCCAATAGGATTCTCCCATTTATGAGACCATACCATTGGTACTTCTCCTTCTAAACCTTTAAATGATTTAAGTGAGTTTGGTAAAACTACATCTCCGTCAGAATCTACATTATTAAATACAGAGAAAACTGCTTCTACTTTGCCTTCTTTTTCTGTGTCTAGTGCAAAGTCTATTGATTTAAACTCTTTATCCATTATTCTTCTTCCTTTTCTACCCACGCTTCGTTTTCTTCTGTGTTAGGGTCGTCTGCAATAAAATGACCTTTGTCATTCCTTGCCCTTACTTTAGTTGCTTCTTGTAATTTATTTTCCATTTGGGCTTTAGTAATTTTAACAAGCGTACCTTGTTCTACTAACCATTTAATACTTTTTTGTGGAATATCTTTTGCTTCGATAAATTCGCCTTCGGCAAAATATTTATCTTTGACAGTTATTCCGTTTATCACTTCATACATTATGTAATTATCTCCACGCTAAATTCTACGCCTAAGTAATCAATACTATTAACAGTATAAACACCATAATTAGACGCTTCAACAACTCTAGCAGAACTTACTACTCCACCTAAAGTTGAATCTCCTTCAATAGCTGATTTTACACTTGTACTACCACTTCCGTCTAAATAGGAATCTAATGAATCTTGAGAGAGTTCTGCGTCCACTCTTGAAACATACATATAGATTGGAATATTGTAAGTGTCTGAGCCACGAGACATTGTTGAATCGTATTCCAAAGAACTCATAACACCAACAACTGCCGTAGGTGGCTCTATTGAATCAGGCACAAAAGAAAATACACTTAAGTCAGAGATAGTTGCTAATCGTGTTTTTAAACCTTCTCTTATGTTAGATAAACTTGCCATAGCTATTACTATAATCCTCC